CTGACGTTTGATCGCACGCCATCCGCAATGGAGGTCTGCGATGATCTCCTTGACCATCTGCATTTGCATCAGGCGGCGCTCTATCTCCTGAGCTTTAGGATGCATTGGGTAGCTCACGGCTGCTCCTTTCGTGCGGCGTCGAGGGCGGTCCGCAGCGCGGCGTTTTCGCGCTCCAGTTGTTTTACCTTTCCGACCAACGGAGCAACACAGGTGCAATGTTGCTCGTCAGGTCGATGCTCTAGCGCGTGCGCTACCGCATTCTCCCAGTCCGCTATTTTTTCACGCAGGGACTCGTTCTCAGCAAACATCAGTTCACTCTGCCGCTGGCCCTCACAGGCCCGCCCATCACAGGTTTCGCACAACCAGCCAGTCCGGGCGTTGTCCAATTGCCGTTGGAGGTCGTCCACCTGAGCCTGCAGCTTGTAGTAGGCTGAGATGGCGATCATATCCTTGTGCTCGTTGAGCGGGCTCACAACTCCACCTCCTTACACATCAGTTCGATGGTCTTCTTGAATGCCAACTCGCATTCCGGCTTCAGCTCCCGGAGTGTGACGGGATGCATTGTGCGAACAATGGTGTTTCTTGGGTATTTCATCCAGTCATCCCCATTGGCGACTGCGATGGTGATCATCACTTGGTCGATCTTTTGATCGGGGCTCAAGACGCACCTCCGATCTGGCGCATCCAATGGACCGCCCGCAGGGCGCTTTGGCGCATCATCTGCCGGGAGCCCTGCCGGAGGATTTCGCGGGTTTCGGTTTGGGCCATCAATCGGTGGGCTTCGGCGCGGCCTAAAAAGTAGGCGGTCATTGCCAAGGGGCTGTATAGGGCTGGTCTTTTAATCTTCATTGTGTGCTGCTTTCTCTGTTTGGTTTCCTACGACGGGGCGTTTCCCCGTCTGCATCCACTCAAGGCACAGCAAGTAGCCGTGCGCGTCAATCAAATTGTCGTCCTTCGCCCTATGTGCCTGCCGTCTAAGCTTTAAGGCACACATCATCAGCGGAACGTCCTCTGCCGTGATGGGGCTGGTGAGCCGGGTATTCAGCAGTCCCGTCCACATCGCCGCAATCCCGCTGAAATCTTGATCCGGGGTTCCATAAGACTCGTTCCGGTCCCCGGTGATCAGCCTGATAGCTTCTTCTGCGTGATTCATTCGAAGTCGTCGTGGTTAGGGCCATTCTCCGACTGAATCACAACTCCTACGACGATTCCGATAAGGAATCCGAGTCCGGTGCATATTAGTGTCATCATTTGTTTTGTTGGGTTTAGGTTAAGGATTTGAATGTATGTTTTTTCCGATCCGCTATAGGGCGAAGCGTAGCTGAGTCCCGGCAGTAACATCTAAAGCAAACCTGTCTCTGAACTACCCTAGCCGAGTAGCAGAGACTTCCATAGGTGGTCCTATGGTTTCGATTCCCGGCGGCTTATTCCTTCAAGCAAGCTCAAAGTTTCGGGCTGGACGAACTACCCTGAGCCTGAGTGCTTTCGCTCCCACGCCATTCCTATCGAAGTCTCAAAGTTTCGGAATGGACTTTTGTCCAGCGGCCTAGCCGCGCTAAGTGTGTCGCCGTTTAAGGCGTCCGGTGCTCTTGAGGCATTACGTGGCCGGAACCCTACGCGGGCTCCTTAAAAGAAAGAAGCCCGGCGAGGTGATGGACTCGACCGGGCTCGGGCTTCTTGCCCCAAACTTAGTTGAGCGGCCATCACACCGCATCTGACATCGCTGACGATGCAGACTAGACGGTTGACATCAAGCTTTAGATGCGTGATTTTGCCTTTAAGCGTGCAAACCTCTGAAGACCAACTAGATATGTTCGAAGAAAGTTCTAAGAGGGTGAAGGTTTTAACGGTAATAACAGCTAAAAAACCCGTCATCACCCTAGCGTCTCAGGTCACGCTTTCCTCGGTCAGCCAGCCATTTACGGCTGTTAGGGTGAGCCCAACCGAGACTTGGATCATTCACCATTGATTCAACCTTTAAGGCATATTTCGTGGATATGCCCTTTAAGGCATATTTGGAGTTAGGGCCGTGCCGCCAGATGTTGGCCCGGGTTTGAGGGGTGTCGGGCAGCCGGTGCCGCGCCACCCACCTGTCCGTGTAGAGCTGAAACAAACGGAAAGACCCGTCGAGCGAGGATCGGTCCTTTAAGGAGGCTTGGTGGCCCCAGTTTTGAATGTCCTTAACTACGGCAGGCTGGATTTGGGCCGGGCCTATGGCGGAGCCGTTGCGGGCGTTCAGGTCGCCGCTGGATTCCATTTGGACGATGGCGAGGAATAGGATCAGGAGCTGGGATTCGGTCATAAATGCTGGGGATTCACCCTTTAAGGCGGATTCGCTCTTTAAGGGGATTTGTCCTTTAACGGGATTCGTCCTTTAAGGGCATTCGTCCTTTAAGGAGCTTTTCCACCTAATGCCGCTCCCGGCAAGCCTCTTCCGTAGTGGGGAACACGTACGGGGAAAGCTTCGGGGATTATTTCGGGAATAGGGGGAATTACCTATTTCTCTGAAATCGCGGCAAACAGCCTTTGCTTGCGATTCTACGGGTTTTAACCCTGAAAGGCTACCACGACACCCCCGAACGCCCGGCACCCGTTAAATCCAAAGGAAACGCGCCAGAAAACGCCCGAATCCTAGGCAAGCGCACCCGATCCCGGCACCCGGACGCAAAAAAGGCACCCCCGGCAAAGGGGTGCCCGAATAGCGGGAAGCCTAAGTTAACCTAAAAGCGCAAGCCCGACGCCGTAGCAAAGGAAGCCAAGGCAAACGACAAGCCAAACGGCGGTTGCGATGAAGTCTCCCTTTTTCACGATGCACCCCCCGCAATGGCGCTTGCCTTACGGGCTGCGGTGCCGTGAGCCGGAAAGCCGACGATAACGGAACGCGAACCCCTCGCGCAAAGCTGGCAAGTGGCGCAAGACACTCCCTCGCGTTGCGTAGCGGGGCAAATAACCACCTTGCGCCCGGCTGGCGTGCGGGTGTTTGTGGTTTGACTTGCGGGCAGCACGCAAACCACGGGCCCGGCTCCGGTCTCCGCGAGGGTGTCCGCGTCCGCGAGGGAATTGCCCGAAAGGTTAACGGTCAAACCCTCCGCATTTGCCTCCCGAATCGCCGCAATGGCTTCCGGGCTCCGCTTGTGCGAATAGGAAAACCCTCGTTTCCCTTTGTTTGCCCGGAGTAGCTGCCGAAGCTCTGAAAGGTTAACTTCCTCGCCCCTACCCGGTAGGTCGCCCGCTTGGTTCAATCGCCAAAGCTGCCCGGCGGGCAAGCTGGCAATGGCAATGCAGAATTCGCCCCACGGCATGCCGCGCTCGCGTTCCGCTAGCTTGCGCCAATGCAACGCAATGGGACCTGACTTTGCGTAGCACCCGGCATCGCGGAACGGGCAAGACGGCGGGCAGCTATCGGGCTCCGTGGTACTAACGGGTATGGGTCCGGTTTTGGCATTCGCGGAGCGAAGGGTAAGGTGTGCCCATGTCATGACGCAACCCCTTTCGTCGCACGCACGATATGTACCCATTTCCCGAAATCTAATTGGGCAGAATCCGAAACCCCGAAAGCTTCCTTTTGAAGGTTCAGGAAAAGACGGACCGCTAAAACGTGATTTTCGGGCGCTGAATACGCGTAGTTCCAAGCAAATTCCTTGCGCGGCACCGCTTCCCCCGGAGAAGCAAAAGAGCACGCAATACGCGTTCCCTTAGTGTCCGTAGCGGGCAAGACCTTAGAAACAATGGCGCGGTTCATTCTTCGCCCTCCATTTCAATGCCTTCCTCCGCGAGCAACTCCGCAATGGCTTCGTCCGCTTGCGCCCGGGCTTCCGCCAGCGTCTCCGCCGTTACGCCCGCGGAAAAGATGTCCTCGATTTCATCCGCCGCATTCATGACGCAAGGCAGGTCCGGCAAATCCGAAAGGCTAAGCATTCCGCCGGTTGCAAGGGTACAAGCTCCGCGCAAGACGGCAAACGCTGCCGGACGTGCGCCCTTGGCAACGTAAATGCGTTGCATCTTTTCGACTGCTGCCGGGCTTGGCTGACGCTGTGTGTTTGTGTGCATTTTGTTTTTTTGGTTTGGCTCGAGTGTCTCGAGCGTGGCGAAACAGTAGCAGAAGCACCCCTCGCGTTCAATACGTAGTTTTACGCAATTGAATCCCGGCACCCCTAGGCAAAGGAAACATTCCCTTCAAAAGCAAAGGAGAGGCAGAGAGGACAAGGAAGAGAGGGAAGGCCAGAGTGGCGGCCAGAGTCGCGGCCAGAGTGAGGCAAGCGAGTGAGTGGCGCAGGCAATCCTTTCCCCCCTTAACCACGCACGCCCCGCGCAGGGGTTGCTATTCACACTTGTGCTTAGGGTATTCCCCTTAGTTCTACCCCTAGGGTGGTCACCTCTTCCCAATTGGGGGGGGGAGGGGGTCGGTGGGGGGGTGGTGGGTAAATTGGGATTGCTCCACTAACCCCTTTTAAAAAATTCCCAATATGTCCCTAAAAGCCGCCCTATGCGATTAGGCTTGATTTGAGCCCTTGGGGCATACCAGCATAGCCCGATGACCAAAGAACGCGCTAAACGGGCTAGAAAGCCTGTTAGTGAGATGGCGGTGGAGATAGCTAAGTTCGGGGAGGCTGAGGGGAACTATCTGGAAAGGCGGGACCCGGCTAAGGCCGTGAAGGCTTTGGAGATGTTGGCGGAGGGGTGCTCCTTTGGGAAGATTAGGGAGGAGCTGGGGATGAAGTGGGAGACCATTAGTCGGCTTAAAGCGCGGCATCAGATGGTCTTGGAGGATAGGCGGCGGGAGTTGGCGCAGGATGCGCTGGAGATTGCGGAGGGCTTGAGGCTCTTGCAGAAGGAGAAGATGCGGCAGTTGGCAGAAGACCCTGAGCAGTTGGCGCGGACCAACATCCGGGATCTGGCTATTCCTTGGGGCATAGCTAATGACAAGTTTCTTGCAGCTCTGGGGGAGAACAAGGTGGTTGTGGAGCACAAGGGTGCCGCGCCCAGCTTGGAGGATGCGATGAAGGCTATTGAGGAAGCTAGGGCCAAGCTGAAGGCTAGTAGCGTGGAAGTGGTGGCTAAGCCGGTGGAGGTCTAAGCAAACTAGGCTTTCCTTTATTTCCATTTTCCGGAATTAAAGAAAACTAGGCTTTCCTTTAACAATGGCCCTAGTCTGGGAACCGCACGAAGTTCTAAAGCCGCCGACTGACGAGCAGTTGGCGGCGATGGAGCCGCAGGATGTTCTGAAGCTCCACGAGCTTTACCACTCGGCTATCGCCAATAGCAGGCGTGATCCGTATCGGTACGGGTGGAAGCTACCTCATTGGCGGGATGCCGAGGAACTACTAGAAGTGCATAGTGAGCTGCTGGTTAGCGGCGGGAACAGGTCGGGCAAAACCTCCTTTGCCGCGCACGCCATTGTGAAGGCGGCAGTCGAGAACCCCGGCTCCGTCATTATGTGCTTTGCCCAGAATGCGGATGTGTCCATCCGTCAGCAGCAGTCTGCGGTCTATGACGCTCTGCCGGAGGAGTTTAAGGTGAAGGTCTTAGGTACGGAGGAGAACGTGTCCTACACCCGGAAGAACGGCTTCTCCAAGTCCAGCCTCATCCTCCCTGTCAGCAAGAGCTCCATCATCTTTAAGACGTATGCTCAATTCCTTAACAACGACACAATCCTTGAGGGTGCTGAGTTGGGGTGCCGCAATCCTAGCTGGATCAACATTGGCGCTTGGTGTGATGAATATCTGGTCGGACCGGAACTCCTTAGCACTCTTCGTTTCCGCCTCGCTACTCGCAACAGCAAGCTGGTCGTTACTTTTACACCTATCGACGGCTACACCGAGGTGGTCCGAGACTACGTGCAGGGAGCGGAGACCATCCGATCTAAGCCCGCCGAGCTTCTGGGTGGCCGGAACGTCCCATACCTACAGCGTTCAAGGAACCGGGATGCCGGGATCATCTACTTCCACAGTAGAGACAACCCCTTCGGTGGTTACGACCGTATCGCCAAAGACCTAGCCAATAGGCCAGAGGCGGAGATTCTGACCCGTGCGTATGGCATTGCTACGAAGTCAGTCAGTACGAAGTTCCCCAACTTCAGCCGAGACCTGAACGTCGTAGCCCACGACTCGATTAACCTGAAGGGAACGACGAAGTACCTCATCCTCGACCCTGCTGGGCGGAAGAACTGGTTTATGGCGTGGATTGCCGTGGACCAGTCGGATACGTGGTGGATTTATCGGGAATGGCCGGATGTGAATGTCGGGGAGTGGGCCAGATGGCACGGGGGTAAGTGGATTGGGGGAGAGGGGTCTAAGGGTCTGGGTTATGGCATCCGCGATTACGTCGATCTGATCACGGGGATGGAGTCGGATACGAACGACTCAATCTTTGAACGACTGATCGATCCTCGGTTAGGTGCAGCCAAATATCAGACGCAAACCGGCGTATCGTCCGTTATGGCGGACCTTGAGGATGCGGGGCTAGTGTTCCTCCCAGCCCCCGGCTTGGACATCGAGGATGGATTGCAGGCCATCCAGACCAAGCTTTCGTACAACAAGAAAGCTCCGGTGGATTCCCTGAATCGGCCTCACCTCTACATCTCGGACCGCTGCGAGAACATCATCCAAGCCTTTCAGGAGTACACGGCGGATGGTGGGCAGGACGAGGCGTGGAAAGACCCCATCGACTGCATTCGCTATGCGGCGGTGGCGGGGATACGCTTTATCGACCCCAACTCACTTCGAACCATTAAACCGACTGGAAGGGCCTACTGATGATCGCATTCAATGACCTGTGTACGGAACTTGGCATCACCAAGTTCCAGTTAGCCAAACTGAGGGATGAGCGTCTGGCAGAAGGGGAGTACCTGACGGTGGAGGGCCGTAAGTTCTTTACGGAGGAGGGAGCGGAGAAGCTCCGACTGGCTGTGGCTGTCCCCGAGGCTGTGCCGAAGCGTTTGCAGATGCGGGTGATTCGCCGCGCTCCTAATCCACATTGGGTCTATTGCCTAATGGAGAAGGACAAGGGACTTGTTCCCGTAGCCGTCCGACCCCGCGATTGTGATAAGCTGATTGGTAAACCGATCTTTGTCGATGTCATCACCGACGAGAAGGGAACCACCTACCGTCATGAAGTCCTCGGACGGTGACATCACCCTAAACCCCGTATGGCAGGCCGAGCAGATG